GTTGTAGCCAAATCGCTAAACGCTCGTTAAATGTTCCATTAGCTATTCCGTATAAGTCAAACAAAGCAGACCAATCACCATTGTAGTCATATTCTGTGCTTGTTATACTTCTTATATTGCCTTGTAATTCACCTTGATTTGTCATAGTTATGTCCTTCTGTACTCGTTTAAGCTGAATCTTAAATCTTTTGCCATACGCTACTCGCTAATAATAAATATTTCGAATTCTATTGAAACAGACGCTGTACCTGACGACACTCTAGCCATAAAACCCATATCAGTTGGTCCATTGTACGGTCCAAATGGAATTTCAACCGAACCGAAAGTTTCTACACTTCCACCAGTAACGCCAGAAATTACAGACTGCGCTCTCATGGGACTGAAAGGTGCTGCTGTTTCATCCACGCCCTCTCGTGCGAAAAATACCATATCTATAGTTTTTCCACTATCAATGGATAAATCTCTCAACTTAACATAGCCAGTAGTGTTTGCAGGAATTGTAAAAGCCCCTACTTCAGATTGCCCTTTTGGAAAGCCAGTCGCATCTATTGTCAACCAATCTGTACCACCTGCACCATTTTCTATTACTATTTCACCTGCGTGAGAACCTGCTGTTGGTGTGGCATAAGTACCAGACTTAGACACAAAAGCCCTGTATAATCTTGTAAATGTTTCTGTTGTTGCTGATGATGCACTTGCTCCATTAGTTGCTACAGGAATTGTAATTTCTTCAAAATTCTCATCTAATCCAATTAATGTAACTTCCCTAGCTCCAGAACCTGCTGCTGTGTCATTCGCATTACCACCTGCTTTGACTCTTAATGTTGTTGCTCCGCTTACTTGTGGCGTATTATAAACCCCACCTAACGCTATAGGAGTAAAAGTTGTGCCAACCGCCTTATTACGCCCAAACTTCTTAACCGAAACAATACCAGAACTTAAACCTCTCGCCACATCTAGCCAAGTAAAAGTGCTTCTCGTTAATATTGCGTCTGCGTCCAACCCTAATGGTAAATTTAATGGAGCGTTACCTTGTCTAAACACACCATATTGAACTTGTAAGTTAAGTGTTGTTGTGGTTAGTGAGTCAGAACTTATAACCACCCTAAAATATCTTGCACCCTTAACTGCTGTTGTGAATTCATTTATATTAGCAGTAGTTTCTTTTGTTAATTGGCTATGGGTAGTTACACCATCATTTGAGAATTGTAATAATAACGTGCAGTTTTGGTCTGAATAAAAATTAACCATTACATCAGATTCGAAATTGCGCTCCCAAGTGCCTGTGAATGTATAAGAGTTTCCCGCTCCTAAATTAGTTGTCGTGCTATTACCTAATGAAATAGCAGGTGCATTACCAGAGTGTTTCTCATAGACAATAAGGAGATTGTCGCTATCACTCATAAATGTGTTAGTCGGATAATCTAAAGTTAGCGTAGTGCCTGACATTGTTCCGCCTAACTCTTTATTATATGGGTTGTATAAAAGCTCTCCGTAAGTAGAATTAAACACATACAAAACACGCTTTAAACCCGCCTCATTAATCGTTAAAGTCTTAGTAGACGCGTCAAAAGTATAGTCGGTTGCAACTACTGAATTTGCGCTAAATATTGGCTTTTCACTAGGTAAAATATCTATTGCCATTATCCCCAAGCTCTCAATTTTAAAACCCAATTACTATTTGTTAGGTTGACAGCACCACCACCAGACTGGTTTAGTGCTGAAAACGTATTTGAAGACGCACCAAACACCCCAGTTATAGTAGATGAACCATTAATAATTGCAATACCTTGCCCTGATGTTGCGTTGTTATCGCCGTTTAAGTTTTGTATTACTTCATCACCAACTGAATAACCAAACTCCGCTCCTGTGCATACCAAAATAGCCTGTACTAGTTTAGGCTTTGCCCCTAATCCATGCGAGAATGATATATTAGCTCCTGCCGTGATTGTTATATTACTACTTTCAGCATAGTCGTTGTAACCAAATTTATCCAAAAGAACAGCATTTACATTTGCTGGAGTTACAGCTCTATTAGTTGCGATTAATGCTATTGCCTCCGAATCAGTTGCTAACTCGATAACACCAGCAACACTATCACTTGCCGAAGGAAGTAGGCTATCAGTTAGCATAAAGTCCGTGCCGTCATATCTTACTTTATATGTAATTCCATTCTTTATATCACCAGCAACTAGAGAAATTTTAGCCCCAGAGCTATCTAGCTTCTTAATATCTGTTGCAGTCAACCCACTTATAGCAAGACTAGTATCGCCACTAGAAAGGGTGTTATCTGCATCCGCTGTAAAAGAAAACTCCTGCCCCACTGCAAGTGCTGCCACCGCTGGACTTGGCGTGAGTGTGTAATCTGAACTTGTACCAGACGTAGTGCCAAGATAACCAAAATCATTATCTATAATCTGACTAACATTTGGTGCGTCCGTTGTGGCAGTCGCATCACCTACATTTGTTAGTTTAAACCCGCCAAGCTTTAAGTCACCTGTCATTGTTGTTTGTCCATCCGCTGCAACTGAATTTGTTAATTCCGCTGCTATTCCGTCCATCTCTTCATCGAAACGGCTGGCTGTGATTGGGATGCTGTTTGCTGCATCATCAGTCCAGTCGTAAGAGCGAATAAAACTACCATTTCCATCTCTTGCTGCCATTATTTACTCTCCTCTGTTGCTTTTTATATCATTCTAGTTTATATAAAAGTATATGGAAATTTTAATACTTGTTATTGTTGTTATTACATTTTGCTATATCGTTAATATATAGTCTATTGTTTTAATTCTCTAATCTCTTTTACCGCATCTCGCACTATTGCTTTTTGCGCCTTTGGCGTTTCTGCAATTAAACGCTCTAAAGCTTTTATACCTAACTCTCTATTTGTAAGGATTTTTGCAAGCTCTTGTGCGCTCTTTGGATTTAATCCCAACCAGCGTCTTTTTATTGCGCCAACCGCTGCATCAACCATTGTCCGTGTAGCCCCATTAGTTGCAGCACTTTCCGCAACATCTGCAAGAAAAGTACCATCATCTGTTAAGTTAAAGTCAGTTCTACTTCCACCTAAAACCGCAAATTTAGTGTCAACTGCTGCGGTTTCTTCTGCCATCTTTTTGGCAAACGCATCATATTGCCTCCCCTCGCCAAAAACTGCCTTTAACTGTTCCCGCTTTAAACCACCCTCTCGCCCACTTCCAAATATTCTAGCTGCTATATCTGCGTTAGGTGAATCAGCTGCACGCATTGCACGTTGCATCATGCTTTCACGCACACCAATTTTATACGCCTCTTTTTCTGTGTTGTTTAAATTTTTAATAAACATCTTTAATTGCTCTGGTGTTTGTTTATCAAAGCCACGCCCAAAAGTCTGCATATCTTCAAGCGTTGCAAAGTCGGAAAATACCGCTCGTGCCTTTTTATATATCGGAACTTGCCTGTCTAGCTCTTGCACTAAATTATTTTTAAGGCTCTGAATAGCAGCAGCCTTATTATTTTCACCAGCTCGAGTTGCAGCACGCCATCTATCATCCAAAACTTTCTTTGCTCCATCTAATGATTCAAGAGAATTACGCTTAGCCTCTAATGTAACGCCTAAACTCGACTTTGCTTCATTTATTGCGGAAGTGATGCGTTGGTCGTTAAGTAGCGTATTTAACCTTGTTGTAATTTTTAAATTCTTACCAGATGCACGAGCCTCTTCATATAAAGGAGCACTTGCAAGTTTTCTTGCTTTTGCTATATCATCTAAATTACCAAAATAACTATCAACACTTGAGATATCTTTTGATAACGCTTCTGTTATCCTTGTTAAAGCAGCTTTGTTTCGGTCGTCTAAAGCTGCTTTTACAATATTCCTTGCCCCGCCTTTTTCTTTTGCTATTGCTCTTGTCAAGCCTTTAATTTCGTCACCAGCTACATCCGCAAGGTTTAAGATTTCACCACCTTTCAATTGCGAAAGGGCTGCCTCCGCCTCCTTTACTGGCAACCTACTTGCTAGTACTTTATCTGCATCCCTACCCCTTACTAATCGCCCACTTAGTTCAGATGCTCCAGTAGTGACTTTTTGTGCGCCTTGCTGTGTTAAATCTACTGCACTTTCTACACCTTGTTTTACAACTTGTGGCGTTGCTTCTATTACCGCTTTTCCTGCAACTTTACCACCCCCACCAACTAAACCAAGACTTGCTATATTAAGCACAGCTTCGATATTCCTTGCAGCTCGTGGATTTTCTTGTTTAAACGCCCCATAAGCCTCTGCTCCAGCTTGCAATGCTTTAATACCCATTTGCCCAACATCACTCTTTAGCACATCTTCGCCAATTAATTTTAGTGCGTCTTGGTCTATTTCAGGCAACGCTTCAAAACCTGTTTCCGCTAAAGATGATACGCCTTGCGACACAACATCACCAACACCGCCAGCCACCGCCCCCGCAGTTTGTAGAGTGCCCTCAAGTTCTGATTGTTGCCCAGAGCGAGATAGTTTATTCACGCTTTCAATCTCTGCGCCACGTTGAGCTAAATCACTTCCCACATTCTGTAAAAAGCTTGCTTCTGGTTTAAAAGAGCGCACTTGCTCGATAGTAACACCCTCGCTAGCAATATACCCATCGATATCGGATTCAGGGGCGTTTAAACTAACCATTTTTGCAACATTGCGTTTAACTTTTGCTATATCAGCCATTATTCAAGTCCATATTTATCTTTAAGTGATGTGGTTTTGTTTGGACGCTCCCCCTCTAAGCTAACTTTTAATTTTTGCAAAGCCTGTCTTACTCCCTCTTGTGTGTTTGTATCTGCCAGTTGTCCGCCTGCAATGCCTGCAATAATCTTAATATCCGTCTCACTCAAAACACCTGACATTAAATCTAAGTTTTCAGCTGTTAGTATGTTTTTAAGTTGGTTTATATCTGTTTGCGCCCTTCTAGTGCTCGATAAAAGATTAGGCATAAATTGGTCGACTGCACCATACACTGAATTTAAACCATCCTCATTATTGAGAATACTATTAACTAAATCAAGTGTCTGGTCTTTCACGACTTGAGCTTTTTCATTTGGGACTGTCGCTATAGGTACTGCAAGTCTATTTCCTTGTTTATCAACACCCCACTGCAAACCTTTATCCAACCCATCTGTAACAGGTTTATTGTCTTTAAATAACAAATCAAACTGTCCATCTTTTGAAGGAACTTTTGAAACCTCATCTATCTTAGCATCAGGAAAAACCCTATCTCCCGTGTCAACATATCTTTGATAACCTTGTGCGTCTTTCATAATCTCACGTTTCTTTGGCGTTATAGATTGCTCTAATTGCTTCATGCGTAAGGCTTGTAATTGCTCATTCGTAAAGTTACTTGGGTTGATATCACCGCCAATAGCTCTTGCTAAATCACTACGTCTGTTCGCTTGCAATTCGTCATATTGCGGTTGCAATCTTTGTTGCTCATTTTGTAGCTTCATTTCTGATGGCAACGTAAGCAGGTCGAATAAAACACTTCCCCCAGTTGGCTTCGAACCAAAACTAGAACGCAAGTTTTCTATTCGCTGTTGTCTACGTTGATTATTGATATAAGCTTGCTCTATTGCATCTCTCATTATACCGCCTCCATCTCAAGACCTATCATAGCATAATTAACAGCTTTTACACCATTAATTTCTGTCACAGCCTCTGGTTTTATCTTCTCTACATCTTGCGCCATCACACCCCTGTAAGTGCCTTGCTTGCCTTTGTAATTAAACTCATACCAATCAAAGCCGTTTTTCTTGCCAAGAAGCTTGATATTCTCTTTAACACGTCTATCAGAAAACATACTAGCTAGGGTTATTGCTGTTCCTATATTAGAAGCTGTGCTACTTCCACCACCAGAGCCACCTCCTCCAAAAAAGCTACTTAACCCACCAGATTCATTAATGCTTTTTGCACCGCTTATACCACCCTGCGCTAAGTCTATAAAATTACTACGTTGTGTATTTTGTCTTACCGCCTCTTGTGCGTATCTATCTAACATTAGGCTTTCTGCTGCATTTGTTATCCCTGCTGCATCTATATTAGCAATTCCGCTACCAAAAAAACTATTATCTATACCGCTTAGTTCTGGTGCAAATGCCGAAGCCTCTGCCAATGCTAACCCTCTAAGTCTACTTTGTTCCTGCCCCGCTGCTAACTCTGCATCCATCGCTAAAGCAGAATATAGGTCATTCTCGCCACGTTGACGCTCTGCAATCAAATCGCTTCTTATCTCACTTCCTACTGGTCTACCTTGATTAGCCAACGCAACCTCTGACGCTCGTCTATTCTTTTCTAGTGTAGGCTCAAGTCTAGATAATGCACGTTCAAAGGTCACATCACCAATGCGCTTTGATTCGGCTGCAAACCTATCATCGCCACCAGCTAAAGAGTCTAAAAACGTACTTGCTAGAGCCTCTCTTTTTGCTCTTTGCGATTGTTGAAAAGGTGTTTCTTCTATTGTAAGAGTTGAACGCCCCTCGTCATCTGTGCCAAAATATCTACTGCCAGTAGGTGTGTATATATTATAACGATTAAATTCATCTTGCTTCTCAATTAAAGAACCTGCGCTCGATGTAAAAGGTGTCTTTTTCCCACCACCTAAAAGCTTGTCAAAAAATCCCATATCTATACCGCATCTATGTTAAAATTATAATATGTACTAAACCATGACATCTGCTGCCCTAAGAATGCAGACTTTAACCTTATACTAACATAAGTTCCTTGTCCTGACGATAAATAGTTCTGTGTTCTTGTTACAGCCTCTGGACTCCACACACTACCCCAATCAGAACCCCATTGTGTGCCTGTGCTTTCAGAAGCTATTGTTTGTGCTAAAGTGCTTCTGCCAAAATCATAACCCATATCAACATCTACTGTCACATTGCCATCCGCTGTATGCACAGGGTCTATTGTGTTTATAGTTTTTGATGACTGCACCCCTAAAGTTGAATAAGCTTGTTGAGCGTCCACCTTAATTTCAACTGTGCCGTCTTTAAATCCACTATCAGCCTTGTTTATAACTGTGTTACCACCAAAGTACAAATCTTTATCATGTACACACCAACAACGTGCATCAATACCTGTAAAACGAGCTGCTGCGCCTGTGATTGTATTAACAATATACTGGTGATATTTACTATTTGTAGCTAGAGGCACATTAACTATCAATAGATTGCCCTTTTGATAGTCTAAAGCTTGCCAACCAAACAAATTACCATAAGTTCTGGCTGCATCTCTTATCGCACCAGACAGTTTACTACTTGATGATACTATACCGCCCTTTCTAAACACTTCACTAAACAACACAAAGTCACTATTGTTTATTATAGCAATGTCGGAGGCTAATTTTGTAATTACACGCTTCGATATTGGCTGTCCAATTTTATACACACCAACCAACTCAAAATCACTTGCGGGGTCTGTGCCTTTATACACTATCGTTTCCCCAGAACTCATAAAAAACACGCAGAGGTCATCAACACCATCGCCACCATCTATGTTCCATGTTATAATTTTTACTAAATTACCACCAAACGTACCTACTCTAGACAATGGGAATTTTGTAAAAGCACCCTCTATTGCATTAACGCCACCATACCAAAAGTCTTGTGTTGCATCATCCCAATAGAAAACAAAACTCTTAAACACCATTACACCATTTAATTGGCTTGGAGTTAAACCCGAGCCTGTAATTGTCAATGCAGATAATGTCGAGCCGTCAAACTTTTGCGGTGTATCTGTGCCATTTACTAATAATAAATTAGCATTAAAGTTTACACCATCCCATCTTGCACTCCCAAAACCAGAGCCAATACTTGTTAAAGCACCACTATTTCCCTTGTATATATTACTACCACTTGCAGATATTAACTCCTTAACACTACCAGCCTCATAAGAAAACATCGATTCAACATTAGAGCTTGCACCAGTTGCAGAGCTAATATATCCCCAGCGAGATTCCACCTTTCCAACAGATGGGATAAAGTTATCTAATATAACCGCATCTTCTACAGGCATAGCACTTTCAGCATCTCTTGTATTCCAACCTCCATGCGGAGCTGGCACTGTTACTGGAACTGATACACCACGACGTTCTTGTCCTATTCCTATCTCTCTCATGACGGAGCTACCACACTTTCTGGATAAGCAACTTTTACACCTCTAGGATAGCGAGAAGATGAACATATCTTTCTTCTACCACCATCTTGAGCCTTAACTGTTGCACCAATCTCATTATATTGTCTTAAATCTTCTTCATATGGCATACCATTCATCTTACGGAATCGCCATTTCATACCTAACTCAACTAGAAACGCATCTATTCTTGGTAAATCAGTATCAGCTAGCCAATCAGTTTGCGCTGTGCCTCCAGATGATTCTATTGGGGTATTCTGTATATATTCATAAACTAAACTTTCAACACTTGACGGAGTTGGATATATCAAAACCTCTCCACCTCTTATTCTATATCTATCTGTGTATGAGCTGTTACTTGCTGTTCTATTCTTTAAATCTTGCCATTCTCTTGGCGTTACAACACCAAACATTTCACGTCTTCTACTAACGTTCCACGCTGTGCCGTCTATTATTCTCTCAAAATCACTAGGTAGGCTATAACCCTCTGTACTTGCAACAGTTGTGATTGTAGCCTCCCCTTGTAACTCAACAAAGTCAATACGCTTTAACAAATCCTTAACTGTTTCTCGTGCAGCCTCAAGAAGCCTCACAGCCTCTAAGGCAGAGTTACCTATAATTGTACTAGGTATTGCTACCTTACTTGTACGAGCTACAGACTGGCAGATTGTTAAAAGTGTCATATATTACTTCGCCTCTTTTTTCTTTGCTTCAAAATCAGCAATTTTTCTATGCAGTTCTTCGATTTCTTTATCTTTAGAAGCTGCCTCTTTCTCTTTCGCTTCAATCGCTTTATTCTTCTCTGCAATTGAATCAATTAGTTTGCTTGTTTCGTCTAACTTGCCACCAGCCTTTTTAGCTGCTAAATACAACTCGTAAGCTCTTGCATATTTTTGTACTTCTGCTGGCAAAGCTTTACGCTTAACGTGGTCTTTTTTACCAATCAAGTCTATAGAGATATACAACCTATCTTCTGTAATCTCCTTATCTTTTCCATTCTCTTTAACTACATAAGTTCTAGGATTATCATAAAAAGCAACAGAAAGACCGCCATAAGACACTTCTGCTGCACTTGTTACATTCCTCACTAGGATTTCTTTTTTAGTCATTTTACTTTCCTTTTTAAGTTATAAGTGGGGGCAACACACCCCCACCATTTAATTATGCAGCAGACCCGTCATCCATGAAAGGATAATTAATCTCGAACTCTGCTAATCCAGTTGAAGGAGTGCCTACAGCAGACGCACCTTTAGCTTTCTTAACACGGTCACCAGATACAACAGCATCATCAATTGAACCAGCCGTTGCAGTTGCATATACTAAAGCGTTATCAGCATAAGAAGCTAGTGCTTTACCTACAGCTTTACCGCTAATTTGATACCAACCATATTGATTAGCAACGTTTGCAGACATAGCAACACCAACTTGCCCAATAGCATTTGCAGCTAACAAAGCAGTTGAAAAGTCATCTTCCGCAATTGTAACCCAAGAGCCTACAGCAGTTGAAGCCACACCCTTTAGGTAAATAAACTCACCCTCTCCATAAGCAGTTGATGCTCTATCTACCGCTTTAACTCTAGTGCCAAGTGGCAATAATTGAGTTGTTGAAGTTTCGTCTATATCCTGCGGGATAATATGATTTGAAATAATTTTAAAATCAGACATTTCTTTAATTCCTTTTTTTATTAATTTACCCCCACTATAAAGCAGGGGTCATATATTACGCAATCATTACACCATGAACTTTAGCGTTTGTGATTGTTAGGTTACCCATAGAAGTCATAGGCACAACAGTTACACCTTGATTATGTGGTCTAGTTGCAGAGCCTACAGACATCATTTGCTCACCAATATACTTATAAGACAAGAAGCGTGTATTCAAGAAATACATCTTTTCATCAGTACATTTAGTATCATAAACAACATCAGCAGCTTTATATTTAAGCGCATCAAAGCCCAACTTAGCAAGCTTGCCATCATTAAAGCGTTGGTTAGCTTGTAGTGAATCCTCATAGTAACCAAAGTATGTATCGCCAGCAGTAATTAAATCAACCAACTGTCCGCCTTGAGTTTGACAACGTCTATATAAAGCATTCATAGCACTTTGAATAGTTGTAGCACTTGGAGTAACTGATTCAACAGAGAAATCATATAGTTGGTTTCTCCAGAACTCATTACCAGATGTAGCACGATTAATACCGCCTACTGTTCCAGTTGTAGGGTCATCAGCTACCAATAAAGCAAGACCACCTAAATCAAGACCACCAGAGCCCGTTCCATCGCCATAAGATTGGTCGCCGAAGTAGTTGTCAAATGAAGTCTTTAGAACATCCATTTTAGCTTTCATCAATGGGATGATTTGCTCTTTACCTTTGTTTTGTGCAGCCTCTAAATCAGTCATAGTAATAGTACCAGTAATGATTTTTTGGTCGAAGTCTGCTGATGTAATTACATCTTGTGGGGTTGTATCGTAAGTGTCATATTGTCCTTGCGATTGAATAGTGCCGTTTTCTGCATAAGAAAGAGTTTCACGGAATGTAGTACCGCCAGACTGCTTTAAAATACGACCACGTTCACGAAGTTTATTAAAAATAATATTATTTTCAGCAATATTATCAACAACTTTTGCCAATTGGTTTTCCATCGTAGTAGAAAGCAATTGTGATATATTTGGATTAGGCATTTTATTAATTCCTTTATATTTTAAAAAGAACTAACAAACCAATATTAATTAAATCCAGCGTTTGCAGCTATCTGCTCAAATATAGCCTCTTCATCAACGATATTACTATCAACAGAAGATGTAGGTCTACTTTGTCTATTTAGCCTTTTAGCCTTTTCAACTTCTGCTTTCCTCTTCTCCTCTATGGCACTAATTGCCTTTTGCTTTTCAGCTTCAACAACTTGAGAATAAACCTCATCATTCATTCTTATTGCCTTGTTGTATATTTGCTCTATCGTCCAATCCTTGTGAATATCCGCTAAATCCATCATCTCGCCTTTTACTTGCTCAAAATAAGGATTAACCAACTCACCAGCTTCATTCTTTGCGTTCTTAAAGTCCGAGACTATCGTCGATAGCTCTTTGTTCTTATTCTCTGCTCCAGTCTGAATCAAACTATTTACTTGCTCTGTTAGTGATTCAACTTGTTTTTTTAATTTAAGCTCGTTGTCTGTGTAATAATCATCTTCACTACTATCAGTAGGATTAGCCACCACACCTAAATCTTCGGGCTTTACTTTTGCATACTCCATAACTTGCTTAATAGCAGCTACAGGGTCGCTCGTAATCAAGTTGTCGAACTCTACAAACCTTTGAACATATTGCGCCTTTTGTTCAATAGTATGCGAGCCACGACCACTACTTGATAATATCTCATTTACTTCATCAGCAAGTTTTTTTTCTTCTGCAAACTCTTGATTCTTCTTTGTAAAAGAACCTTGCATTTTTTTGAATACTTCAACACCCTGCTTCTGAACATCTTCATCTAAACTAGATAACGCCTCTTGCAATTCCTTTGGCATATTATCTGGAAGCTTAAAATCTTCTATCTCACCATCTTCTTCTGGCTCTTCTTCCTCAACCTCATCTGTATCAACAGACTCCTCAACAACCTCATTCTCAACATCTTCTTGAACTTCTTCTGTTTCGGCTGTTTCTTCATTTTCCTCATACAATGCGTTAATTGCACTATCTATACTTAAATCTTCGTTAGTTGGGTTGGCATCTTGCACAACTTCATTTTCACTAGACATAATTCCTCAATATTTTAAATATGTTACTATTATTATAACCTACAATTGCATGTTTAAACAAGTATTTTCTTTTCACGCTTTTTCTTGTTGGCGTTCTCGTTACCAACCTCAATTACATCTTCTGCTTTCTTGTGGTCTTCCCACGACCTTTCCGTTGAATACGCCTTGCCATCAATAGGGCTAATTATCCCGCCGTCCTCTGCAATTGTTTGTTGAACTGTTCTTTGTTGTCTTCGCTTTCTTTCCGCTTCAAACGCCTTATGCGCCTCACTCTCAATTATAGCCTGTCTAGCCATAACCATGTGTTGGAACTGCTCCCACAACTCTTTAGTTGGCTCTATCTTCTCTTTCTTGCACTTAGATAAGAAAAGATTACGCTCCTCTTCTGGTGTCATTCTAATCATTGTATACTCTCTGGATTTTGTTTTGCATCACGCCTTAAACTTCTTAATTCTTCAAGGGTAAAGTCCGCTTCCCTATCGTTTTCCTTGTCCATAGTATCAGCAACCAACTTCTGCTCTTTCAAATCCAAATCCCTAGCGTCATTAGCTGCTTTCGTTCTAGCCTCAAACTCCTTAATATTAAGCTCTCTTGCTTTATTTTGTGCATCGATAACCACATCCATTGGCGGTTGTTGAGTTTGCTGCTCTTCTTCTGCTGGACGCTCTCCAATCATTTCAAACGCTTCTTCTAACTCTCTGCCAACTTTGAATGGTCTACTCACAAAACCTATAACAGCTTGCATAGCCTCTAGTGGCAATATACCAGCGTCAACCATAGGTGCGTACGCTCCTATCAGATTAGTCATAGTATTAGCGTATTCAATGCGGTCTTGCTTTAATTGCTCTGAATCAGCTTGCACAGTTGTTTCCGTTTCAATGTCTATTGAGTAGCCACGCAACTTATCACTTTGCAATAGCTTTTCAACTTGCATAAGCATATTGTCAGTTACAGCCATTTCAGTCTTGGTTTTCTTATCTTGCTCTTCTTGAACTAAGGCGGTCAACTTCTTTAACTCCTCTGGTGCTAACTCACGCTCTCTTGTAGCTTGTGCAATCTTCTGCTCCATTTCAGCTTGGTCGAGAATTTGCATACTACATATCTCTGCTAATTCCTCACCTGTCCAGTTCTCCGCTATTAACTCCGCAACTATTCTAACTATATCACGAATAAACACACTCATAGCTTGTTGTTGTGGTTGTATTCTACTAACAGCAAAGTTGCTTTTTAACTTCTGCGCCGTTGCAGTTTCACTAGCTTTAGATGTGCCTCTTACAATATCAGATATACCAGTAATATCTCTTATCTCTTCAATAAGCTCAATTTTCTGTGTTCTTAATACACTTAACACATTAGCAAGCGCAACAAGGTCTTTTTGGTAGATAAGGTTTGTTATATTAACAGATGGGTCAAACTTTACAGCAGACCATTCGCCATCCGCATTGTTCATCATATCAACAACATCAGCAGCTTCTAACACAGCGTTGTACAATCCACCCGCTTTTATCTGGTCAATTATATTCACTATTCTATCGCAAGTTCTGTTTAACTCTTCTGCTTGAGTCTTATACATACGATAAGGAGGCACAGGAAGCACTTCGCTATTTACTTTACCTAAATTAATAGGTGCAGGGGATGGAAAAAACCCTTGCAAGTTGTAAACATCATCTTCACTACTTAATAAGCCATTCTTATAACCATCGCTCCAAAAGATAACCTTACCACTTGTTTTGTCCCATATCTCCCAAACTTCCGCACGCTTAAACAATTCACAATCATCATCTTCTTCTTCATCTTCCAATATACTTGCGGATAATGACGTTTCATTTGCCTTATTACCGAATAGAGATTTTAACTCCTCTTTATCCATCATATGACGATAAGCCCGCCATCTAACTAATTGCTCAATCTTAGCAGGTGAACATAAGTAGTCTTTATATGGTATGAAATCAAACTTAATTGATTTTCCTGCCACGTCCTCATTACCCTCACCATCTGTTATAATATTAGCCTCAAAGCGAACTTTTACAACACCCCAACCACCAATTAAAGCATCATCCCTAGCTTGTTCAAACGCCACTGTTGCGTTTTCAGTTTCCATAAAGTAATTAGTTGCACGCTCTAGCATAATTGAGCTTAACCTTGCCACAGGGTTTTTACTTCCATATCTTCTACGAACATCAGCTTGAGGGAGGTTTGAATATATCAAAGGGCGTAAAGTCTGAACATTAGCCCAGAATATAGGATAACGCTCATCCGCATATTCCACACCATCGCCTGTGCAATTCTCATATATCTCGGTGCATTCCTCAACTTCTTCGTCATAGTCCTCACGATATTTTCTAGCATTGGTAATCTCTCGCTTCCAATACTTCCAATCACTATAACCAGTTCCGTCGATTATATCTTCTTTAGTTTCTATCTCACCAGACATCACTTAAACCCCTTTTTCTTATCAGCTTGACGCATACGTTTTATCTCATCTGCAATATAAATATTAGCATCCCATTCTTCTTTAGGAAGTGGACGCTCTTTAGTATACGGTCTTGCCATAAGTAAATAACGCAATGTATCAACAGCATGGTCTTCGGCAGTTGTGTCTAAATCTTCTGCCTTTATTTTATCATGCTGCATACTTGGCAACGTCCTTATTAATGCACTAGCCGTACTAAAAATATACAACATTGGAGGCTCATTGTCACTACTTAATCTTTGACGCACCTGTTGCCATCCAGATATGCGCTTATTATCAGCACGCCTAAAGAAACATCCGTCTACCATCATTTGCTCACCAATAGATAATCCACCAGAGTTAATCCAGATTGCAGGGTCTGCAACCATATCATCAATACGCTCTCTTTTTTCTCGCTCTAATATCCCCTTTGCTATATCAGAGTTCTGCATCCTCAACCCAACATTAGGCTTAGTTGCTCCATACCATTCACGATATATTATTATCGAGTCTTTAGGGTAAGATGTAAAACTACCATCATTAAGCTCAACTGGACGCCCGTCTGATACAGCACCCCACAACACACAAAACGGCTTATCATAACCCCAGTCAAAAGCTCTAATCTTTGTCCACTCGTCTGGTATCTTAAACGGCGCAACGATATGTTTGCTCTTATCGAAGTTATCGAAATAAGCACCCTCTACAGCATCCCAGTCACCCTCTAGCCACGCTTGCACTAAAGCCTTTGAACCAACCATATATAAATTGCCTATATAGTTAGGGTCATTCTTCAATAGTAATTGGTTATCTGTTACTTTAGCAGGGATAAACACACGCTGTCTTTTCATACCATTAGGAAGCGTTTCAACCAATATTTCCATCCCTAACGGATTAGGCTCAACAAACCTTTCTTTTAACCATCCTTGCCCAGCTCCTGCAGGGTTGCCTGTCATGTGCATTTGTGTAGGAATACCAGCAGCAGAACGTAAAGCAGCGTGCATCTTAAATATAGGGTTAGGGTCTCCATACGCTCCAACCTCTTCTATACAAACATCTGATAAGTTTTGCCCTTGATACTTCTCCGCATCTGCGTCACGCTCTAATGGTCGAAAGCGCATCATTCCACCATTAGGAAACAACCACGTCTTTTTATGGTCTAAGAACCTTGCACCTAAAGGAGTATATATTTGCTTTGAACGTGCGATTGCATCATCAAGCATTGGTAATTCTTTTCTAAAAAACACGCAATTAAAAGCCTCCCCATACTTCAAAGCCTTTAAGCCCATTTTTCCTAGAACACCATCAGTCTTGCCGCCACCCCTTGCACCACCATAAAAGATTTCATAGACAGGGCAATCAATTAGTGCTTTCTGTCTGCCTGCTTGTGGTCGCCATATAACTTTAAGGTTACTTTCCATGCTTCCGTTACACTTTATGAGTTAAAAGCCGTTTTTTTCGCATTTATGTTTTAATTTCTTTACGGAAGTTTGCTACTCGCTCTTGATATTCGTTGTATTCTTTCTCACTAACAACTCTATAGCCAAGGATATGAGGATAAACAACACCACGACCAATAGCTCCCCATGTAAACACACTAGCTTTATTTATAGGCTCATTGCCATTAGACAGCTTTAATTGAACGTATGTATTATCTTCTACTGGCTGTTGATACGTTGTAAATGGGATATAACTATTCTCCATACTCTTTTTCCCACTCCTCTTCTGTCAAAGGCTCGCTAGATATAGTTGAAAACTCTTGAACCTCTTTAGTTTCTTGTTTATCAGCCCACTTAAAGCGATTCTTCATATTCATATACCAAAGGGTATTATTGAACTTATCATCCCTTAATGATATACGCCCTTGCTTTTCCCACCATAACGCAGATAAGCTCCGACCCTTTTTAATGGCTTCCGAAAAAATCTCTTCTTCTTTCATCCATCTATCCCATAAGTCATTGGAAAAGCTGCCTCTTTCTAGCCAAATATAAGCTTTGATTTCCGTATCAGATGCCCCTTGTGAATACTCACCTAGAATATAAGCGAATTGCTCTTTCGTTAAGTTGCAAGGCTCTTTGGGTCTACCCCGTGACTGCTTCTCTGTCATAACTTTCTTTTTCCTCTCCTGCACTTGTTTTATTAAGGCGTTTAAGTTCCGCTTTTTCTAGCTTATTAATTGCGTCCATCATATATAGCACGTTACAATCATGGTAATCAGAACCATCTATAGCCTGTATTACATCTGATTGTATTTGTAGTATGTTACTATGCTGTGAACTTGTTTCTATATCGTTGTTGAAATATATATTATAGGAATCGCCATCGGTTGACAATGTTACTCTCATTATCGATTGTGGGTTGACTATATTTCCGTATAGATTTATTAGCATTTAATTATTATAACAGTTATATATTAACTATGCAAGTGCAACGAATAACCGAAGTAACGCATAAAGTGCTGCGCAGCCTATGATAAAGCACACTATTGATATAACCATCCAGTATGTAAATGTTTTTATTGGTTTTAAGTATTCCATATTATCCTCTCTATAAAGGCAACCAAGTTAATGATTGCCCTCTACGCATTTATTTTTATGTGGGTTAGTGCCTTAGTAATATTATACGCTGTTACGCTTCTCCGTGACTTAACAACCCCTTTAAACTTCACTATACAGCGCACTAGGGAATATAGACTGCCCACTATCAGCCTTTGGATATGTTTAAAGGGTTATTCTTCTCTCCATATGTTATATGTTTTATTTATCTTATCAATAAGCTCTTGACGTATCTTTGCTTCACCTGCTGCATAACGCCTTACTGTTCTAGGGTTAAGCCCAGCCATCTTAGATAGTTGAGCTTTCCATGTTTCCCCGTAAAGGGCTTCGCATTTATCTTGCCAGTTCATCTTATACCTGCCTCACATAACTCTTTAGCTTTCCGTTATTCCAGTTAGGAAATAAAACAACTTCCACTTTTTTAGTGTATTTTCCATTAAACTTCCACCCGTAAAAATCATCGACGGTTGGTATATTGGTGCGACTTATTGTTACCATTTCACCATTTACCAATAATGTATCGCCTGTTTTTACGTCTTGTGTGTTTATTGTTTCTGTCTTTATCATTGTCTTTTACCCTGTTTATGTTAGCTTGCTTAATTGCCCGCCTTGAGTTAAGTATATACTGCGATTACCCTAGTGTCAAGGGTTAAATAGTATTTATTTTAACTTTTTTCTAACTCCTTTATCCTTTCATCTATAACATCTATAACCTCACCTAAAAAGCCATAACCTTGATATATAGTTTTAAGGTCTTTCAAACCCTCTATGTCTAGTGAGGCTAGATCTATAACCTCATACTCTTCACTATATTCTTGGTTCTCTCTTGTCATCTCCTCAAACATAGTTTTATATTTAGTTATTACTTTTGTCATTTAACCTCTCCTCTAGCATGTCCATAGCATCCTTAGCTATCTTATCTAGATGCTTCCATAATATGCGATTCTCTTTCTCTAAGGATATAATACGCTCTATAAGCTCGCCTTCTTTTTCTGCTATTTGTTTAAGGTCTTCACCTAGGTTATGTAAACTATTGTCCCCTGCAACAATCAACCTATCTTGCCCTTTATAGAACTCTCTAGCTGTAAGTTTATCTTTAGACTCTTCTTGTGGTTCTGGCCAAAGACCTCCGTTTTTCCTAATGTGATTTGCAGTTTGCAATGCCACCGCCACTTCATTAGATACACCCATCTTTTTAGGCTCTTGCCATAGGGATTGCATCTCATTTAAAGCCATGCCCCAATATTCCCCATCTACAAAAGCTACAGGAACTCCCCTGTCTGTGTCTATGCCAATAACTTTCACTTTGTCTCCATCATCACGAAGGTCACTCCATTTATAACACTTCCCCACCTCTATTAAATCACCATTCTGGCAGTAGTATTGTTTATCTGTCATTGTCTTTTCTCGTTTTATAGTATTAATTGTTAATAATCATCAGCAACTGGCTGTTCATAGTCATTCTTACATTCAATACACAACCAACCACCCCATGTATCCCACAACCTACTTGTACTATCTTCACACCTTTGACACTCATCTGGTTTTTCCATTACTCCATCTCCTTTATAGCTTGTTCACATGCTTCTTTAGTGGGGTAAAGCTTATAATGCTTTGTAATAACAATACCACCTACCAACATATAGTTAATACTGTTTATTTCTTTAGAGATTTGTATTTCAATGTCACTTATACTTCCTTGTGTAGCTTCTTCCACTTCATAAGCTGGAGCAATATACCAAACCTCTTGCCCTATATCGTATTTAGTTTCTATCTTCATCACTTCCTCTTTACTTTAATTGGCACATCTATCTTGCCAAGTGGGTATTCAGTCATCTATCATCTCCCCTGCTAATGCTGCATATCCACAAATATCAATTAACGAGTCTTTATGCCCGTTTTTAGAGTTTGCGAACCTATTAACTTTTAACGCAACCATACACATAGCAACATCTTTTGGCTCAATCACATGGTTTAGCACGATACTCCACATGATGGCAATATCTGTAAACGATTCCTTTGCATCGCCGTATTCTTTTTTTCTATCGCCATTAATAAGATTTTGCGCTGTTGTTAATATATCATCTCTACTCATTTTAACCACTCCAATAAATCATTATATCCAAATGCTATTATAGCACAAAGCCCCGTAAACATTAAGCCATAGGTGATAAATAACTTAATTAATCTACGTCTTTCATTAGCTTTTATCTGCTCAACTATTGCCAGTTTACGCTCTGCTTTTATCTGCTCTAATCTTTCAATATGCGGGATTTTAACCACACTACCAAACTCGTTAAACTCAAAGAACTTGCACAAAGCGTTATAATTCTTTTTATAAACTCTATTGCTCTTGTGATACATTATACCGTGAAACTCTGAATATGTTAGTTCGCACATCTTAGCAACATAATGATAACTTAAGTTATAAGCTTTCATTGCTGCGGTTATACTTGGTTTATTTATATAAGGCATCGTCTATACTCCTGTTTTCGTTGTGTACCCCTACTTTACTACCTGTATTTAATAGTGTCAAGGGGTTATTTTTAAAAATATCCTTCTTTTTGTAATTTACTTATTAGCTTTGTTGCATGCTTCTCTGCCGAGCGGTAAATCTTCACAATATCCTCTTGCGTTAATTCAGCATCAGGGTCGTTATACGCCTTTTCTACTATTGCATTTGTGTCTTGTATCACCTCAACAACGCCACTTGGCAACTCTACTAATTCATTATCATTTAATGCTGCACCCATATTAGAAATAGTTATAAAACATTTTCTTGTATCGAATTTATTATCTGCAAAGTGATTAAAAGCGATTTTAACCACCCTAGAGAGCGATTTTGCTATCTTTACATCCCTACCTATCAAATTGTTTAAATCTTCTTCTAGTAGCTTCCTAGCCTTTTTAAATGATTCGCTATTTTTATGCTTCCCCTCCCATTGTCTTATTGTTTCTAGATATAATTCTGATACTAGCGCATCCTCTACTGTTCTTTTTTGGTTTCTATACATGTTATACTCCTATGTTATTTAACTGCTCTAGCAATGTTTGTTCTTTTTTCTCTTCAATACCTAGAATCTTATTCACTCTACCCTCTATCTTCTTAATCTTGCGATATGGCCTTTCAATTCTTTGAACCACCTCGCCAATATTAGGCATAAACTTTTGGTTGCCGTCTTTTCTTAACTCACCAAACACCTGTTGTATTAAAACTTTAGGGTAATGAGCAAGATCATGCTTCCATGCCCCACTTATCAACGCCCATTCCGTCTCACTCTTTGACTGGTGGTTATAGTTAAGTGTTAGGATTTTAAACATCATATTAAAGGCATCTTCTGTTGGTGGTGTAAGTATAGCATCAAGCCTTTGTTTAGCCTCTTGTGCCTCCTTTATAACCCCCTCACCTTGTGGTATAGGTTTTAAATTCCAGTTGTTTTTTGAGCTATCGTTATGGAACTTAACAAGTTTACCATCTTCGAACACAGCATCACCATCCCAATCAATAGATTTCTTCTGGATTAAACCCCCCAATCTTTGTGGCAATCCCAGAGGTGATGTTGTCGTGGACAGTTCGCTTCTTTTCGACTGTGTAGTCGTCATCCCAACATTCGCCGTTGAGCCATGTTGCTGGCATTTTGACGTATTGCTTTTCTGTTCCTGTTGCTTCAATCCACGCTCTATAAGCGGTAACTCCCCTGATAATTTCTTCATGACTAACCTTCTTTATTGCTTTGTTGTATGCTATCTCCGATTTTGTACGTCCTCTCTTATTAGCATAGAGGTTGTAAAACTCTTCAAAGTTATCTAACATTACTCACCCCCCCCCAATTTGGATCTGCTTCCTGCTGACCTGCGCCACAATCTCTACAACTGCGTCTATATATATCTTTTGACACACGTTCATCGTGCCACAATTTACGCGCCCTACCCCAGTTATGAGATTCACCATTTAAACAATCTGCTTTAGCTGCCTCATAAGAAAAGGAAATCGTTGTGTAAAATACAAAATATTTCTCACAATCTGGACATTGCTCCTCGTGCGGTACAGCCTCTTCATACCCATGCCCATCATCATGGCATATATCAAACTCATATTGACAGTACGGTTTTTTC